CGCGGCGCACGGCGTTCACGATGCGCGTTAGCCTGTCCGACTCCAGATTGCTCGCCCACTCACTCAGGAGCCGCCCCTGAAAGGGTTGCGCCATCGCCGCGGCGTAGACCATGTCAGCCGTAATGCCTTGCAGCGGATATCGGGAGAGTACCTGCGAAGGCAGGAGGGAATCGAACAGGCTCAACTGATAGCTGGCTTCGTTCTTCGCAAGCGCCACCAGCTCACTTTCCAGCCCGGCTTGCATTGCAGAGACGGCCTGGTGATTCAGTTGCCGCACACTGCCCAGCAAACTTTCCAGCCGGTTAACGGTGAAGCTCTCCGGAGGTAATCGGTCCAGCGCATCCAGCAGCCGCGCCGACAGGTCTGCGTCCGTCTCGTTCAACAACTTAACCATCCGATTTGCCACGCCCGTGGCGTAGCGGCTGAGCCATACGGAATGCCCAATCGCCTCGTCACGCAGGCTTTCGTTGACGGTTGGCATGCTAGCCTCCTGTCATTGTGGGAGCCTGGTTGCGAAGCGCATCGATTACATCGTCGGGGTTGTCAGCCGGATCAATGAGATCGAGTTTCTGCAATGCCCGAATCATATCGGTATCGCGCAGCGCGCCAGACTGCCAGGCGTTCACGATCGCGGTGACCATACTGGACTCGGCCACCTTCGCGATGAATTCCTGGTTGATGGTGTAAGCAGGAGATTCATCTTTGAGCCCTAGGTATTTTGCGCACCAGCCCAGCGCCAGGGTATAGGCCTCGGATACGTTCGATACACAGATACCGAGCACCGATGTGGATGAAGTTTGCTCCCCGCTCGCCTGCGTTGCAGTCTTCGCCGTGGCGTTCTGCTCAATCAGTCGGGCGCCCAGTTGCACCATGTAATCGCGCTTACTGTCCATAGCCTCTTTTGCCAGCATGTTCGGCTGCGCCTGCGCATAGCCAAACGAGCCCTCTTTTGGCAGCAATAACGGAGAACGGGAACCAATTTTGACGCCCTTCTTCTCAAGGTGATCTCGCCAGCCCGTATCGAGACCGGTCATGTACGGCTGAACCTGCCCGCAGAACCACACGCTGTCTTCATAGTCCGCACTGTTGCGGTAATGACCGTGGTTAATCTCCACCAGCACCGCCAGCGGGGAATCATCTATTGTCGGATCGTTATTCTGCGCGCCGACAAAGGTAAACGGAATTTCATCCCAGAAATCCAGACCTTTGGGCTTAGGGTGGTACTCGCTGTCGATGATATAAGTCCCGCTGGCGGTTCCGCCGCCTCGGCGCCATACCCGGCAGATAAACTTCCCTTCTTCCAGCGCAAGCTCGCGATACTGGATTTCATCTAGGTAGGCGTAACCATCCGGTTGTTCGACACATTCACGCAGCACCACCAGCACCAGCTGATCGCGCCCGTTGATGCGCTTCGTTCGCCAGTTGATGATATTTTCAGCCGGATAGCGAAGGATAATCGCCTCGTTGGTGGCCTCAGCGTAATCGACGTAAATACCGTCGCGCGCAACCTCCAGCACGTTTTCAGTCACCAACTGGGACTGCTGATAAATGCTCGTCCCCGCCCCATCTGCATTATTCAGCAGATACATGAGCTTTTCGGGACCACTGAACGTCGGATCTTTCCGGTACGCCAACCCAAGCAAGCCTATTTTCGTATTCCCCGTAATGGCGTAGAAAACCGCGCGGCTCAGATAGTCCTCGTTGCGCTTACGGTTGCGCGAGGATTTATCAGTCGGATCGAGGAACGGCAGATATTTATTGCCTGCATCTTTAACCGCCTCAGCACCTTTGCAGAAGTCGCGGTATTTCCGCCAGGCAGCAGAAGCCGCCCGGTGTTCTGGTCGAACCCAGGTGATGTCGTCGTTTGCCATATCAGAAAGTGGTGTCCATGGTGATTGAGTAGGCTGGCTTCACGATCGGGTAATCCTTCACGATGAAGTACCCGCCAGCGTCGTTGGGGTGATCGTTATCTGCTGACTTATCCGGTTCGCCGTTTGCCGCCCATATCTGCTGCTCGAGGCTTTCGGTATAGACCGGGCAGTTCTGGACGTTCACCAGATACCGGCGTTCACCGTTAGCGTTGCAGAACATGGCGTTCATCGAGTTGATGCGGTCTTTAACCGGCGGGTTAGCATCATCAACAATAACGCTGAACCCGGCGTCGTTAAGCTGAGCAATATCGGTCTTGCTGGCGTTCTGCGATTTGCGAGAGTCGCCGGAGGCATCCGGATAGATGTAAATCTCCCGGCTTTTAACGTAGCGACCATCCTCGTAGCGCCAGAACTCCTCCTGGATGCGTTTGATCATCGCCGGGGTGTCGTAGACCTTCACCAGCTCACGAACGGCGCGCGGCAGACTGTTGCGTTTCACGTGAACAATCGCGGCCATTTTCCCCACGTTGAAGTCCATACCGATAAATAGTGGATCGGTGTCCTGAATCTCGTCAGTGCAGTTATTCAGTTTACGGTTGAAGGTGTGGTAAATGGTCCCGCTGTTCAGGTTAGTGAACTTGCCGCGCAGATAGGCCTGGATCAGCTCGTCCGGGTATGAGCTGAGCAATGACGGAATGTAATCGTCAGGGAGGTTCTTCGCGTTGTCGAACGTGCTGGCCTGAATCAATCCGTACAGGGCAGCCAGTTCAGGCCTATCCCGCACCGCCTTCACGAATTGCTGATAGACGAACTTGAAGCCTTCCGGTGTTGTGGTGACATCAATACCGTTTCGCAGACCCGGAACCTTGTAACGCATACGAGCGATGATTTTTCGCCACGCCTGCTGCGCTTTGGCAGCCGCCATGACGTCCAGCTCATCCACCATCGCATTACCGATTTTGAAACCGACTATCGAGCCGGGCTTCTCCATCGAGCGGCAGATGGTTGTCCCGCGGTAGCGCCGCCCCTCGTAGAAGTGAACCTCTTTGTTCCCCTCGTTGATTTTGACGCTCAGCCCCCAGTCAAAGGCCACCTCTTCAATCGTTGGGTAGAAGATGTCACGGATCTGCGGATATGTTGGCGCGAAGTAACCCTGGTTAATCTTCGGGTGTTCCCACATCCCCTTACAGATGCCGCCGCAGCCCACCCACGTCTTACCAGAACCGAAACCGGCGACGTAGGCTTTGAACTTGTGCTGCATTGCGAGGAAGCGCGCCTGAGGAATATTAAGTGTCGGGCTGATCCCCATCGTCTGCCCTCGCGTCCACTACGTTAATGTTGATCTGCACTGGAGTTGGTTCTTCGTCCTCACCGTCACCGGCCAGCTCTTTGCGGAGTTTCTCGATCTCCAGAAGACGGCGGTCGATTTCGATTTGCTGCAGCTTCTGCGCGAACTCACTATCCGCCAGGCCAAGTCGCTTCATCACCGCTTCGAACATGCGCTCACGGCTGATGGCTGTGATCTCAACGCCGTTCTTGCCAACCTTCACGCCGGAGTATGCAAGCCTAGAAACCGCGGGGAGTTTGCGCGTATCAGGGAAGTAAGGCTGGCCAATGCCGTCACCGTTGCAGCGCGGGCAGGCTGAATTTGGTTCCCGGTTGTGGTCGTAACCATAGCCGCCAGTATCCTGCGGCAGCCGCGCCCCTTCTCTGCCCTCGGCCTTCGCCGTCTCTTCATCGAACTCAACCGCATCGCGCCACTGATAATGATGTCCAAAGCCCCAGCAGTAACGACAGGCGCCGCGGCGGTATTGTGACAGCTGATTGGCATCGAAGGTAGCGAGTTGCCACATCTGAGCGAGGACTTCATCGGCATCGGCAAGCGTGCGCGCAATGGAGGCTTTCTGCTGCTTCGCAATGGCCTGCGCAACGTTAGGATTCGCTATGAGCTGACGGCCGTAGTTCGGGTCACTATAACCAGCACGTGCAGCGGCAGCGGTGGCGTTGTTGTCCTTCAGGTATTCAGCAATAAAGCGCTTCACCTTCGCGCTTAGCTGTATGTCCACCAGCTCTTCTGTTCTTTGTTCTTTCTGCGCAGTGCGCACTTTTTTCTGCGCAGAGTTTTGCGCATTTTTCGCAGTATACTTTTTTATATATCGGCGCGCGGTCGCGTAGTTCAGTCCCTGCGCTTCACACCACTCCTTTGGTGATACGCCGGTTACGGCATGTTCGGACAGGAACCGTTGCTGAAGCTCGCCCCAGTCCGGTTTTGCCATTGGATTAATTCCGAATTAAAATTTTCGGCCCGATTGCCGATAACTAATACTTAGTGATAACAAATGCCTATATTCATTCAGACATGATATTATTTAAGGAGCAAAAAAGTGAACACTCATTCTGATCAAATGCGAACTAGCGTAGAACACTTATTAGGTAAATATCTATTAATTGCAGGTGAAATCGATATGTTCATCACCTTATCCAAGTCGATTTTCACAGGTAATCCAGTAAGTAAAACATGGGTAAAAAAAGAACTAGCTGATAAACTAAAATGGTACATGAACAACCTTGATCAAAGTGTACCTGAACATGCTAGCTTAGTTTATTTCATCACCACATTTGATATAACCCATCGTCCCTTCCGCAATACATTAGCTCACTCAGGTCTAACCCTAAATGTCAGTAATAATGCATTTGAAGTAATGAACGCAGATGGACTCTCAGATTCAATACCCCTAAAAGATTTGCAGCAAAAAGTTGTTGAACTCTATCAGCTAAAGCAAGACATCAATGAGGGGATCGCTTTATCTGCTTCAGCGCATGTTAAATCTACCCCTTCAAATCCTTAATATAGTGCATATAGTTTTTCATAGCCATCATCATGATTTAGTATATGATGATGGCTTCGAAGATGCCCAAGTTCTTTAATTAATCGAGACGGACTGCAATGGTAATTATTTGTTCAGCAGCCAACTCTAACTTTGTTATCTCCCCTGAAAGGAAATGCCTGTGTTTAATAGCCACATTTTTCATTGCTTCAATTAATTTCACGTTATTTCTGCCTCGTTTCGTTTTTAGACATATTAACCATCTCATATGCATTTCAGCCCAGGCTACTGATAATGCTTTTCTGTGAAAATTATCTGTATCATCGGCCATACTTTTTGGGGCTCTAATCAGAGAATTATTATATTCGATCACTGCGTCTACGAATCTTAAAAATTTATTCTCTATATATTGTTCCCGCCACTGACTCAACGCACGAAATGCGATTATTGCTGCAGTCATTGTGAAGATTGCTGAAGCAACATTGGCCCAAACGCCTATATGACTGAGTAGATTACTATCCATGAGTTCTCCATGTAAAATGAGCATTGTACACGAGTACGCATAATCAAGCAGCAATCGCCCTCCTGATCATATACAAGTAGATTCAGACCTTACCAGCTTCCCGTTAGCTTAAAAGGCATTTATCCTCTTGCGAGAATATTTTCGTTTTATCCCCACAAGGTGATAAACATTGCTACCGTTCATTTTCCAATCGACGAATGCTTGCAAAGTTATTGTTGCCCTTCTCAATTACTGACAGCAACGGCTTAATCCATAAAACCGCCTGACAATACGTCAATGAGCTGGTGGCAACGGTACGATCATCGGTCTCGTCAGGTCTGCTGGTAGCGGAGTGTATTGCGCTGGAACGTAAACGGTACGCGTATTCGAGCAGCCCACCAGCAATGTCAGCAGGAATAGGCATGTCACAGGTTTTTTCACGACGGAGGATCTCCCTATATTCGATTACAACTTCTTCGGTTCTGATGTCTATCAAAGAGTTGAGCCTGTTGGCATGCTCTGCAACCTGATTGTACCGATTGAAGTTGAATGCCTGGGCGGCGATCACCTCTCCCTGCAAAGCGTTGTCATTTCTCAGAACGTCGTTGTCACTCTGTACGCTGCTGGCGTATGAACAACTTTTAACGAGTGCGATTGACAGGCCAGCAATAACGATCACGACGATAAGACCCGGATTAATTTTCATTGGTCCAGCCCCCAGCAGGCCAGCGCACTTTCCTGGTCCCGTCGCTCAACCTGACCATAGCAACCATTTTTCTGGCCTTGAGTTAGTCGGCAATCACGGCCACCGTCTTTAATCCACCAGCGGATTGCTTCGCATGCACCGATGCGGTCGCCCGCGTTGATGCGCTTATAGAAGGTCGAAGGGAAGCATTTACCGGGGCCGATGTTGTACGGACAGAAGGATGCAATGCCTACCTTCTGCGGCTCTGTCAGAGGTACTTTGATATTGCTATCAACCCAGGCTAATGCCTTATCGCGTTCAACAGCGTTAACGTTGCGACATTGTTCTTCGGTGGCAGTCATCCCTTTAACAACACGCCTGCCATCGATAACCGTCACGCCATGGCATAATGACCAGACTCCACCTGGATCAACCACGGCCACCAGCGCGTTACCTTCTTTCTCACTGATGAACTGGTCGAAAATGAATGGCGCAGATGCTCCGGAGGCGATTAGCGCCAGCACTGCTGCGCTGAGTTTTGCTCTGTTTCCCATTAATCACCCCTGGCGGCTTTACGCCGATCTTCTTTGATTTTGAAATACAGATTCGTCAGATACGTAAGTAGGCCGAAGAGGAGACTCCCTAGCACACCTATAGCAGCCCATTGAGATGGACTGACTTTATCAAGCACCTGGAACATCCAGAATCCGGCGTTTCCAGCTGATGCACCATAGGCAATGCCTGTTGTTAGTTTGTCCATTCGATACATGCTCTCACCTCACATAATTAGTGGGTGTCAAAAGTTTGATAGAAAGGTTAGAAATGTCATTCTTTACCGATGGCATAATAATGAAAGCAGTAACAGCCATCGGAGACTTTGAACTATATGGAGAGGTAATGAAGCTCTTTCACGGAACATCATCTTATGCAGCAGAACTTATTGAATCATGCGGATATATAGCGAAAAACATTAACAGAACTTATGGTGAAGACAGTGCATTAGCCACTACTGATGGCTATATCTACCTCACAAATCACCCCGGTTATGCTGCCTACATGGCAAACAAAGAGGCCATGTTCAAAAAGTCAGACTTTTTTGTTGTCTATGAAATTGAGGTTGAAGATATTTTGCTAGAGCCTGACAATGATGAACTAATCTATGTCAGTGAATTGTCCGAAACTGAAGCAAAAAAATGCTCACTAACACAATCTTTAAGTCTCTCTCGAAGCTGCCGCGCTCCGCATAATCTGTATATTGGAAAAGAAGTAATAAGAAAAGTAACGATGCCATCATCTTCTAATAAAGTTGCATCAGATTTAATGCCTACGAAAAATGTAATCTGCTTCAGAAGAGAGAATCAAGAGAGCCAAGCATTAGAAATACTTGATCAAGTCGGATGGGTCCGCCTCACTGACTAAACAGAACTTAATATTATTAAATAAAAAAGCCCCACGGTGTTAACCGCAGGGCTTAGAACGAATGCACTTATCCATCGTTAGAGCCAAATTAACACAGTTTCGGGAAAAGTAAATAGCTTACGATAAAATATCGCGCTACTTTGTTATCTGCTTAAGCTGCTCGTCCGCCCATGCTTCTTCGATATCGAATTTCGTGATCAGCTCGTCATAGAATGGCTTAACTGACTTCTTCCAGGTATCAAGCGTGATGGCATCAGTTATCTGGAAAACAGCTGCATACGCCTCAGTTGAAGGGATTCGCTCATAGCCGCGCCCACGGCAACGTTTGCAATCGGTCAGAACCGGCAGGCCCTGCTTTTCTGTCAGCGTCTTGCTGACAGCTTTTCCGCGCCCTTGGCAGTCATTACAGGCACAGCTGACAACCTTCTTCCCCTTGCAGATCGAGCACAGCACCCGCACCACCTCTTTCACCTGGCGCTTAACCTCGAAATCACTTGGAGACTGCTTGAGGTCTTTTGTCCACTGAGGGAGTTTCATGGTGTAGTGCGATTTCATCGTAAATACGTCAGCCTCGATAAAACCCTGTCCAGAGCAGCATTCACACGGCTTTACGCTTGCAGCGCTACGCGAGTAATCCTCGAATGCAAACATGGCCAGCTGTCGCATCACCAGTGGCTTAATCCCGTTATCCAGCTTACGCAGCGCTGCTACCTTGTCGCATTTGGTCAGCGCGTACCGAGCAAGAAGTTCGATCGCCCTCTCCCGGTCATTATTGCTTATGCCCATTTTACCGAGAAAAGCACTGTAACCCATGGCTGCGCGTTCCTGCGTCATACCCATAGCGGCCATGATATCCGTACCTGTTAGCGAATCAGATGCAGTTGCACGCGGTGAGTCGCCAATCAGCGTTGATTTAGCGAAATGATACTTCACTGTGTTTTCGAGATTCATACTGCAGCTCCTGCCATCTGGTATATGCGAATAAAGTTACGAAGGATGCGATAGTCCACCAGCACCGAGCCGGGGCGCCGATATACGCGAAGACGTTGCCAGCGTATGCGGAATATTTCGACCAACTCTGGACTCATAGGGCCTCCAGTTCTGAAATAGTCAGTTCGAGACGGCCGCCTTTCACGATCGGCATTTTCACAACGCGATAATCGACCACCTGGCAGTCATCAAGCCAAAATCCAGCCCTGGTAAGCGCGTCAAAAGCCGCCTTCTGTAGGTTGTCCAAATCGCGGCGCCGGCGATCGGGCATGTGGCATTCGATGCGTAATTTGAGCAGTGCGGCCGTGCGGATATTTAGCTGAGCGTTTCGTATAAGCGCGGCGACCGTATTGCGGTACGCAACACCGTCAGCACTGATGTGAGTTCGCCCGCGGTTATGACGGTAATACCGGTTATTGCTCGGCGGCCAGGGTAAGGTAATTTGGTATGTATTCACACTCACCCCCACATCCGGTTTTGCCACCGGCGATCGGCGCGCGGCGGATGGTTACTTTCCGGCAGCCGGGCACTAACGGTCCAGGTGATGAAATCGGGGTTGAGGCTACGTTCAACGCGCACGCCACGGCGCTGATATTGCGTCAGCAGTTCGTCGGCTTGTTCGGTGCTGCATTGGGTATGATGGAACCATGTGAATTTCATCCCCATCACCCCGCAAAGCCAAGCAGCTGCGCGGCGATGTTCTCATCTTCGCTTTGAGTGCGGAAGGAACGGGACAGAATCCAGCGCCAAAGGACATCGAGTGCTGCTTTGTAGAGCTGCTGAAACTCGGTTTCGTCCATGTTGGCGAAAGATATGCTGCGAGGATGTTTGCGGAGCGTGCCGTCAGGCAGTTGAATAGCATCGAAGTGCCCTGCTTCGACGATTACCCAGGACCGATACGCATCAAACGATTTGCACAGGCTAATGCCGTTCGTGACGCGCCGGCTTGCGATTTGCTCGAGATACTCTTCAGCGGCATCGATCAGTGTCGTCTCATTCCCTGCGTAAGACGCGAGAAATTTTGCGTAGCCGGTGATCAACCTGCGTTCGTTGGACGAGATCGCTCCGCCGGTTGGTTCCCAGTATTCAAAACCAAGATTAAGGAGCGCGAAGAAGCGCCGGTGGAATGCCGGGTTACGAACCCGCGCGAACTCAGCAACCAATACGTCGCCGAGTCTGATTTTTGATTGCAGGATATCGCTGGTCTCGGGCGTCGCCGGGATCAGTATTCCTGAGTGGTGCTTGATGAGTTGTAATTCGTGCGCCATGGTCTTCTCCGTGGCGCATCAGGCATAGGTTGTTCAGGCCTATGAAAGAATAATATCAGACGGTGGAATAACTCGGTAGCCTAGACGTGTAGCAAATTGCATAAACCCATTGAGGGTAAAGACTTCTTCGTCCTCAAGGAGAGGACGCAATGAAACTAATCCATTTACTCGATAAACCAGATATCTCCCCTCTGCCGGGAAGCTATAGATAACTGCTTTATCGGCCCTTCTGACCACGTCGTACCATTGATCATCTGCATTAAAGGCATCTGCACTACACACTATATCCCCCAGAGCGACTTAGTGACGCGATAAAAAGTAATCGGGAACAGCCAGGGGAACGCAAACAGCGAAACTCTTTGAAACTGCTCCATTGAAATTCACGCGATTAATAAAACCACTCATCCGCGCTTTCCCAGGTCTCCTGCAGGATATATTCGACCTCTTTCTTGTCGCCCCCGAAAACAGTCAGCCCATCATTACTGGAACGCTTAATCGTAATCTGGCAATCATCAAACTGTTTACTGAGCCTTTTCAACAGTTCTGACTCGAGTGCAGGTATAGCTCCATCAGGAAGTTTCTTCATGCGATCAATGGTTAACTCGATTTTCATATTTCCCTCCGCAACGATTTACTGTATACATATACAGTGTATTTATAAACGTATCTTACGGATATTGCAACGTTTTAAGAGCTCACAATGTATCTCACTGAGATTGTGTACACCCCCAACAAACAACAGGTTACTTATAATGTGAATACTTATAGTTTTTGTGGGTTACATGTTTTGGGGCGGAAGGAATGATCGTTTGGATATGCAGCATGACTCACAAGCATCATGTCATGACCAAGCTTTACAGAGAGAACCTGCCGCCCAGGTTCTCGCTTCGGGAACATCGTTAAAGTACCCGTTGCATAATATTCTCATCATTTGAATTAAAGATTTTACAGCCATTGCCGATACTACTCTGGTCCTTGCTTGTGACGTGTTCAGTGTTCAGTACTGTTTGCTTTAGCCATCCGGACTGATTACATACCGCATCATAAAAGCCATTCCTTAATATAAAGGGAACTTATGAGATTAAAATATGCAGCACTCATACTCGCCGTTGCCATTACAGGCTGTGATAACAAAAAAGACGAGATCGGTTGTTCCTCTGAAATGTCCCAGTCAGCGCTCTTGGATTTATTAAAAAAATCTGCTTATGAAGGGCTCTCTGAACAGGTAGACAAATACCCTGACGTCACTAATCAGACCAAACGAAGCACCTTGGACAAGATCAAACTGGCCATCTCTGAAATCTCCACAACCTCAAGTGACACGGGAAGCACAATGAAAACGTGTGAAGGTACCGTCACGATGACCCTACCAGCGAATGAGTACGCTCAGCTTTCTGATGCTTACAGAAAAAACTTTAACCGTAATCTCGACAAGCAAATGGAAAGCCTGTCTTTAGATAACAACGCAAACAGCTTTTCAAAACGCATCTCCTACACAGCACAGGCGACCGACGATCAGAAAAACGTTTTTGTAAAAGCATCCTCTGATAATCCGATATCTGTGGGTGCTGCTGTACTTACATCGCTTTCAATCATCAACCCGATCGTTGAACAGCAGAAGATCCAACAGGCTAAGGATGCCCAGCAGAGCCAAATTGAATCGCAACAGCAAGCTCAACTAAGGGCGCAACAACAGGCCCAATATGAGGCAGAGCAGCAAATTGAGAGACAGACACACCTGCAGGAACAAGAAAAGGTTGAGCAGCAGGCTCAACAGCAAAACGCTGGGAGCCTCGATCAGTCACGAATGGCGTTTGCGAATGCCGACTCTGATTTGAACACAGCCTGGAGCACATTGACCCCGGCGAAGAAAAAGGAGTTACTGCCTTCTCAACGCCAGTGGATCAAAACAAAGGATGCTATGTGCGGCAAAGTTTCAATGCAGGGAACAAATTCAGAAGTTAAGAAAATGGTCGACTGCCAGACGCAAATGACCCTTTCAAGGACTGCTTTCATCAGAACACAATAACTGAAGCTCCTTTCAGGCCGGTGGCCAGTGCTGAGCTGGCTCCGGCGTAATGCTTGATAATTTCCGCCGTGTCCTCTGACATTTTTCAAGCATGACACACAAGCGACACGTCAAAACCAGAGTATTACAAAATCACCTTTAGTCAGTTTCTTAACTAACTTGACCCCGGGTGGAGTGTCAGCTTTGTGCCAAAAGCGGACATTGTTTAATTAGTCACAATTAATCAAAGGGAAACAGAGATTGAGGGCTACTAAGAAGGGCCGTATGGTGCAAAACAATCGAACCAAGCTTTAGCTTTTGTTCGTAGAAAAATTAGCATAAAGCCAAGACGTAAATTCACAATTCACAAACGAGCAATACCCTTGCCTGCTATCAAATGAAGGCTCATCTAGTATAATTAATCTACAAATGGTAAAACATTACTTCTTGCCGAAAGCTAAGGAATGGTTAAAATATGTACATACAGCGCGTACAGATTGAAGAGGGTTTTCTGGACGGTCTTGATGTCAAATTCACATCGGGTCTTAATGCCATAATTGGAGCCAGGGGAACCGGAAAAACTTCACTAATTGAGATCATAAGATTCTGTTTAGATGCAACCAGCACAACAATCGAGACTACAAGACGTAGTAGAGATCACGCACTTTCAGTATTGGGTTCAGGGCAAGTCACAGTTACTCTTGTAGATGGTGACGATACTATTCTAGTCAGTCGGACTGCTAGCGACCCCATCCCTAGGGCTACAACTCTTTTTACAAAACCAGTTATTTTTTCTCAAACAGAAATTGAAACTGTTGGACTTGAAGCATCGGGGCGATTGAAGTTAATTGACGGCTTCGTTAAATTTAACTCCGATACAGAGTTGCAAGAGAGAGAGTTAATTACTGAATGCAGAAGCCTAACACTACAGATTGAAGCAAGCAGACGAGAAATTGATGAACTCGAACAAACTCAAAATTCCCTTCCTGCATTGAAAGATGAGTTGAGTTCTGTAATTCAAGCCGAAGAGAATGTTTCTAAAACCTCAAATTTACTAAAACAAAAAACAGATTTACTTTCAAAGCAAACTATAAGTATATCTAGCACAAGTGGAATTCTTGAGCAGGTTTCTAGAATAAAGAATAGCGTGGCGGCCTGGAGTCATGAAGTTAAAAAAGGAATTGATAGTGCACCTCTAGACTCATCCAACTTTGACGGTAGCACAAAACTATTATTAAGCCCAGTGATAGACAAGATTGAAAAAATCAAAACCAATTTAACAAATGAACTGAATGCAGTTTTAAAAGTATACTCGGAGTTGGAGTCAGCATTCAATAGCTTCAGTTCAAGCAAAATAACAATGGAGGATCAGGCACGTCAATTAAGGCAGGAAATAGAAAGTATTCAATCAGGTTCAGGAAGCATCCTCAGAAGAGGACAAGAACTAAGAGAGAATATTGCTAAACTGGAATCTGTTAGCTTATTCCTAACCACCATGAAAAACTCTCTTAACCAGTTAATAGATATGAGAGCTGAATCACTTGATAAAATTGATAAAATTCGCGCCGAAAGATTCTCCGCTCGCCTAGCAACTGCAGAGCAGTTAAATAAGATAGTATATCCTAACATAAAAGTATCGGTATATCGAAACGGACAATATAAGACTTTTTCATCTGCTATTTCCGAGATTTTGAGAGGAAGCGGAATGCGTTATGCTGATGTGGCAGAATCGATAGCCAAGAACATCAGTCCCCGTGCATTGCTAGAAGCTGTCGATAACTTTGATGTCGAACTGATCAAATATGCTGCGAATATCAATACTGATAGAGCATCACGTATTCTTTCTCACTTAAAAAACTGTGAGCTTGGTGACATCTGTACTATTAACATAGATGATGATATTTCTTTACAGTTGCTAGATGGGACTGACTACAAAGATATTGCCGAACTTTCTACTGGCCAACGATGTACAGTTGTGTTACCGCTCATACTTTCGCACATGAATAGAATGTTGATAGTAGATCAACCTGAAGATCATATTGACAATGCATTTATCGCAGAAACTCTAATTAAAGTAATTCTTTCAAGAGGCGACCAAGGGCAAATTATATTCTCAACCCATAATCCAAATATTCCAGTGCTTGGGGATGCAGATCTGGTACTTCACTTAGGTTCCGATGGGCGAAGGGGATTCCGCTTATCCTCTGGCCCACTGGATGAGATCAGTGTAGTAAATGCAATAAGCACTGTTATGGAAGGGGGGGCTAAAGCCTTCAGCCAGCGGGCTAAATTTTATGGGGAGCGAATTAAATAATGACTCGCGAGGAAGCCTTGATTGCCTTAACAAGTGAAAATTCCCATGCAAAATTTAAGGCAGTTCGAGAGCTTGAGCGTTTAGCACTTGAAACAGATATTCAAGAGTTATTAAGGATCAAAGCATCAGAATCTGATACTTACCTAATCAGAGGAATAGAGCGTTTGATTGGAAACCTACAATCCAATAATTCTATTGAAGACACTGAACCCGATATTATACCTCAAGAAGTCAGAAAAAAATTGCGAGCAGAAGCGATTGAATGGGTTGCTGGGCTGCTATTGCATGAGATAGGCTCTAAAATAGGGCTTTTGGCTAGCGCAATTTCTAATGAATTACCCAACTATGCTGTCTCACGCACGCGAACACGTATTGAACATCTTCAGGATACTTTTGATGGAATTGAAGAACTGAAGAAAGCAACATCTGTTCCCCAGCCTATTGATATGGATCTGCCTACTTTAATTAAAGATATTGTTGAATTGGAGAGGACTGATAAGGACATTGATGTGTCATTTGTTGGCCGAACTCCATTAGTTATTTTCTGCGATCGAGGGTTGTTAAGACTAGCCCTTTGTAATGGCATAAAAAATGCCATGGAGGCTGCAATATCTCTTTCAAATGAAGAAAGAAGAGCTTCTGTAATAATTAGCTGGGGTCAAACAGACCGAGATACTTGGATCAGTGTGATTGACAATGGGCCCGGGCTACCTAGTAATTCAGCTCGTTCATTTACTCTGGGTGAAACAAGTAAGTCTGGACACTTAGGCTTTGGTTTGGGAATAGTAAGTCAGGCGATTGAAACCTTGCATGGCAAAGTCGAGCTCCGGAACTCTGAGTCAGATGGAGCTGTTTTTGAATTAAGATGGAGCTTTAAATCATGAATATACTTATCGTTGAAGATGATGCTAATTTTGCAGAAGAAATAAAATGTCGAGTTGACTCATTATGTCGTGAACCATTATATACTGTTTCAGAGAGCTATGAAGATGCGTCATCATTAATTGAGTCTGATTTTTTTGATATGATATTTTTGGATTTAAGAATTCCGACTGTTAAAGGAAAAATGGATAGCGACCCTCAACATGGTCGAAATCTATTAGATGTAGCTATCTCTCATGCTCCTGGGACGCCAGTTTTTATGCTTACAGGTTCATCCGCCGAATCATTTCTTCCAGAAATGATGGAACTTAGCCATCAAGTCGATGTGTGGGGACACGGGAAAGCGCTTCCTTTGATAGGATTTCATCCAAAACATAGACTAAATTCTCTTGATGATAAAATCAGGCATTATTTCGAAGCTTTCGACTCGGTATGCGAAGTTGAGCTCAATCCATCATGCGAGTTAAATATTTCCACAACAAGGTTAATTAAAATATTTACAGCATCAGTAGGTGGTGTATATTGCAATGTGGAAAGAATTGGTGGCGGTCTATCAGATGCATCAGTTTATAAACTTGAAGTAGATGATGGTTCTGGCTCGAGAATTCATAATTCAATCGCTAAAATAGGCCTCCCATCTAATATAAACGATGAAGTCGAAAGACACGATAGGTTTATATCAAGGCTAGATTCCTTTGCAACACCAAGAAAGGTTGCTGTTTTGGCCTATGGAGCCAAAAAAACATCCGGTGTTTTCTATAGCTTAGCGACAGCATCCGAACTAAACGGTTTTTCATTCATAAATCAGGATTCCACAGTTATCATTGATAGGCTGAAAAGCATACTGGAGCGCTGGACTAACTCTGCACCACAACGTCGAACAACTGTAAAAGAAATCAGAGAAACATTCATTAAAGATAATGACTTCCAGTCGATATCAGGTTTAATTGAACATGATTGGATCGAGAGGTTTGAAACTAACTTTATTCAAGTAAAGTGGGGGTGTGTTCATGGGGATTTACATGGTCTCAATGTATTGGTTTCACCGGACGAGAAACCAGTTTTAATTGACTATGGAGATGTGGGAGAGCGAGCATTAAGTACAGATCCAATAACATTCGAGCTTAGTACTTTTTTCCACCCCGAAGGCCCTTTAAAAGATAATGACTGGCCTAATTCTAATACAGCCCTCAATTGGGGCCAGCCTGATTTCGTTGATGAACAATGCCCGTCACCCGACTTCTTCATTAATTGCAGAGTATGGGCGGAAAGTGTATCTGTCGGAAAACGTGAGCGCGCGGCTGTAGCCTATGGTTACTTGGTTAGACAACTAAAATACCCGGGCTGCAATGTTGGAAGAGTAAACACTCTCCTTGCTGGGGTAAAAAGACTTTTTGATACCGTTTGATATTAAGAAATTAACTTATAACTATGGCTAAATTATCAAGCCATAGTTAGCTAACAAACTGAAAATTTTTAAGAATTTAGATAATCTTAATTACGACCGAGCGTCAAAAACATCACAAAACTTATAAATACACTCTTACCGGTGCTGCCATAAAATATATTTGCCATAACTTAATAATGAAAGGTAGAACCGAAAATGGTCAGCTAGTGTTCTTCTAATAAATCTCTGACCCGCTCCCATTTTATTAAAGAGTGAGGTTTGCAATGCCATCATCCCACTCTAGAACAATTACGAACTTCCGCTCCTCGCTCATAGCAGACCTATTCATCGCTATGCCCTCCCACCAGACTTGATCCAATCATATTTGGCTTTCAGAAGCTCCGCAGGGGTTGGCCCATTCGGAGCCACTGGAGCTGCCAACGCACGACGAACCGGTGGGATCGGCTTCCCGGCCAGCACCCGCTTTTCCCACATATCCATAATGTCGCTGGCTTCACGCTCGAGCTCTTTATGGCTCAACTGACCATCAGTTCCGCGGCGCCGCAGTTCGAGGCAAATATGGTAAAAAACTGGCTTCGGCCAGGGATACTGCTCGCTGCTCGGGTAACGAAACACCAGCTTACGCCACTTCCAGTATTCAGCCATCACGTCAGCGGTGGTGATCCCCAGCACGCAGCGCCCTTCCCTGCACCATTTTATGAACTGGCCAGGCGAAGGCAGGAACGGTCGCTCCTGGCGACGTACAATACGCATACCAGCTTCAACCTGCTCGAGGGAGGTTATCCCGTTTTCCTTGAAAGCCAGCACCCATTGCCGGCGGATCTCGTTCACGTCTTCCTGGCTACGATTAACCAGGCTTGCCGGAAACGCGGCCGCCAGCTGTACGAATAACCCGTTGATAATCTGCGCCACCTGCTGCGTTTGTTCGCGTTCGGTGTACTGCTCAGGCATGTTGTGTGCCACACGGCGTGCCTGTTCCCGGTCAAAATCGCGAATACTCTCGGCAAGGTTTTTCATTCCAGCACCCCGTCAATCCAGTCGGTGTTATGCAGGTCGATGCTGCCCGGGGATGTCTTTGCCGATCCGGTTGCACGCAGTCGTTTGGTGGTGAGCTGATCCCACTGCTTGCGCAGACTCGAAGGGCTTAGGATGTTGTCTTTCCAGAACTCGTCTCTGTTGGCCCACTGGAATAGGTCGCAGATTTCGTAGTGGGTACGATTGTCCTGGACACGCATCAGCCTGATGGTGTTTGCCCATTCAGCCCAGTTTGGTTCGGATAACGAGGCGTTAACGGTGAGAAGCTTGTCGTAAATCCAGTGACTGGCCTTGAGGTCGTCAGCCGTTCCCCATGATTTACCTGCCGGAGTGTATACCCCATCGGCAGCTTCAGGGTGGCGAGAGAGAAACTCTTGAGTTTTCTGGTTTCGGGATTCTTCAGAATTCCGAGACGAGGATCTTTTACTACTGTTCTTGTTATAGTCTTGGGTGTCTACCGTTTCCGGGAAGGTTTTTCCCGTTTTCGGTAACACTTTTCCCGATTTCGGGAAGACTTTTCCCGTTTTCGGTTTGTCCAAAATCCAGGCGGAAAGGTCAGTATTTATACCGACGATTTTCATCACACCCTGCTTTTGACTGAAGATAATTTTGCGTTCTGCAAGCGATTTAAGCGCATCAGAAACATGGGAATCACTCAGCCCTGTAAGCTCGGCGAGCACCGTGTTTGTAACTCGGTCCTGTTTCTTATTCCAGCCGTAGGTAAGCCAGATCACCGCCTCAAAACACTGCCATTCTCTGCCTGATAATCTTAGGCGAGGCTTAAGCTTCTGGATCTCATTGGCGATCTTGGTATACCCGTTCGACAGGTCGGCCATACGACCTCCCGGTTGTTCGGTTTGATTGGGGAAATTGATAATTTCGGCGGTATTTGACATACTTAGCTCCGCATTTGCCTAACAACTAATGCGTAAGAAAGTCGGTTCTGTTCGCGCAGACCGGCTTTCGCCATTTTTGAAGTCTTCACATTGCCCCCAGCATGGTTGTGACCATTGCCAGCAGCGGCGCCGTTAGGTCCGGATCGACACGGAACATCTCAAAAATCCCCTCACCTAACTCCTTCAGCTTTTCCTTCTTCGGTGCATCGAGCATCAGAGCTTGCTTCGCCTCACTCACCTCTTTTTCCAACCTGGCCATTCGGTAGGCAAACGAGTCGTTTTTAACGACACGGTCGCGGTATCGAAGCGGTAATACAGACATGATCGCGGGCACCAGCTGTTCGACGTTCTTTCGGTAAGATGCGGAGTTTTCTTTGTTGTCCAACCATCGGAACAGCTTCACGTTCCAGACATCAGCCTGCCCAGACACATCCACGCCATCAAGTTGGAGTTCTTCCGCCGCTTCCTGGATTTGAAGTGCAACAGCTACGCGCCCTTCTGCTGCCGCCCAAGCACGGACCGCAGAGCAAATATCGCGATGATCAATATCCTTCGCTGCCGATTCGCTTTGATGACACGGGAATATCATTGGATTAGAGGAAGCTCTGTTACGCTGTTCGTATGAAACAGTTTGCATTGTTAAGGTTCCTGTTTAGGTAAACCATCACTGGGGTTCGGGTAGAGATCAGGGCGCAACTCGTGGGGAGTTACTCCGGTAACCCCATAAATTTGCAAAACTCGATCTGCTGGGACGACGCCCTGATATCGATTTCGCCAATGACTAACAGTCATGGCGCTTACGGTTAGCAGTTGGGCTAAGCGCGTGGCAGTTCCTGCTTTGGTAATTGCTTTATCAATTGCTTTCATAAATAGCT